TCGATACCCCCGTGATATGTTGATTGTGATATGATATCAGTATCGCATCCGGTAGGAGGATACCTTGGCGAGTGCGCGGCAGGCCAGTGTCTTGGAGCCAGTGAGTAACAACGGCAAGCACACGATCGACCTGACGATTCCCTACGTGGCACAGGTGACCATCGAGGGCACGGCGCCGCTTCTGATGCACCGCTGGAACACCGAGGCGGTCGCGGAGAAGGCGGGCGCGGCCAAGGGCTCGAAGGCGAAGAAGACCGACGACATCGAGTCCTACGTCTACCGCTGCGACAACGGCAACATCGGCATTCCGGGGTTCTACCTGCGCGGCGCGATCATCGGAGCGGCGAAGTACCGCCAGGATCCGCGCTCCCCGCGCAAGTCGGCGCAGGATCTCTTCAAGGCCGGCGTCGTGGCGCTGACCGACCTGGCCGACACCGGCTGCCCCACCTGGGATGAGGTCCAACAGCACCGCGTCAAGGTGCAGATGTCGGCGGTCACGCGGTCCCGGCCGGCGCTGTTCAAGGGCTGGCGGGCGAGCTTCGAGATGTCGGTGCTGACGCCCGAGTACATCTCGCCCGACGTGCTGAACGGCGTGATTCAAGAGGCGGGCCGGCTGATCGGACTGGCAGACTTCAGGCCGACCTACGGCAGGTTCCTGGTCGTGTCGTTCGAGGTCGTCTGCGGCGGTTCGTAGGGTGTGGTCTGGACAGGTACGGCGCGCTTGGTAGCGGTCGGGCACGGCCTGGCGGGTTGCGGTCAGGTCTGCAATGGCGGGTCGAGCTGGGGTCGGGTGAGCCGTGGTGCGGTGCGATCTGGTCTGTCCTGGCGTGGTTTGGCGGTGTTGGCTCGGGCCGGGTCTGGTGAGGTTCCTCGCTGCGAGCGGTGCGCTCGACCGCTCGCAGCCGACGACGGAAAGGTCTGCCGAGCCTGTCGTCGCTGGGTGCTGCGCGCGTTGAAGAAGGCGCGGCAAGGCAGTCCTGGTGAGGCGGGGTCAGGAATGGCCGGGTAAGGTACGGCGAGGAAAGGCCGGTTCTGGCGCGGCTTGGCGAGGTGAGGAGTGGCACGGTCCGGTAAGGACAGGCTTGGTCAGGTGAGGTAGGTGATGGCGGGCCACGCGACCGCGTGGTAGAGTGGCGGTAGACGTGGCCCGCGCTCCATAGCGAGCGCCATTGGCGTGGCCCCTGGTCCTTTTCGGACCGGGGGCTTTTTCTTTGCCTCGACGGTTCTGGGAATTCCGAGCAGCGGCAGACGAGCCGAAAACCGGCGAACTGCTTCTCTATGGGCCAATTGGCGCCGACGACGGGCTCGGCTGGCTCTTCGATGACGTCACCCCGCGTGACTTTCACGCCGATCTGACCGCCCTCGGGGACATCACCGACCTCAAGGTCATGATCAACAGCCCCGGGGGCGACGTGTTCGCGGGGCAGGCGATCCACTCGATGCTGGTCCGTCACCCGGCCAACGTGACCGTCTACGTCGACGGCCTGGCCGCCTCGATTGCCTCGATCGTCGCCATGGCCGGCGACACGGTCGTGATGCCGAAGAACGCGATGATGATGGTCCACAACCCGTGGACCGTCGCGCTCGGCGACGCGCGGGAGTTCCGCAAGCTAGCCGAGACGCTCGACTCGATCCGCGACGCGATGATCGCGGCCTACGAGTCGAAGACGGGTAAGACGCGCGCCGAGCTGCTGCCGCTGCTCAACGCCGAGACCTGGATGACGGCCGACGAGGCCGTCGCGCTGGGCTTCGCCGACCACGTCGAGGAGAAGAAGAAGGTCGCCGCCTCGCTCGTGCGGCCCGGCGTCCTCGCGATCGGCGGCCGGGAGTTCGACCTCGGCCACTTCAAGAACGCACCCCAGTTCCCCGATCCCCCGCGGGACGCGGGCAAGGGGAAGCCGACCAAGCGCGACGTCGAGGACGCCCTGCGGGACGCGGGCTTCTCCCGACGCGACGTCAAGACCGCGCTCGCCGACGGCTGGCGTGAGCCGCTGCGGGAGGCAGCGGAGGCCGACGGCCAGGCGACCAAGGCGCGGCTGCGGTTCGACACCGAACGACTACTCGCGCGCGTCGCGCGCATAGGAGTGCCAGCGTGAAGCTCAGCGCCATCGTCGCCGAGATCGAGGAGAAGGCGACGAAGGTCCGCGCGCTCTTCGACGAGGAGGACGCCAAGGGCGTCGACCACCGCGAGACCATCGAGACGCTCAACCGGGAGATCGAGGAGCTCGAGAAGCAGGCCGCCGAGGCCAAGCAGCGCGAGGACATCCGCGCCAAGAACGATGGCCGACTCGGCGACCTGCGCACACCGGCGCCCGGCGCCCGGCCGCCGATGGCGGGTGGCAAGAGCGACGAGAAGCGCGTCGCGCAGTCGCTCGGCGCCCAGTTCACCGACTCAGCCGAGTGGACGGAGTACCTGGCCCGCGAGGCCCCGACCGGGCAGTTCGGCCAGAACGCGCGGATCCATTCGCCGAAGCTCGTCCTGCCGATCTCGATCAAGGCCCTCATCACGGGGCTCGACGACGCCAGCGGGGGTGCCTTCGTCGAGACCGACCACACGGGCATGTACGAGACGCTCGGCCGTCGGCCGCTCACGATCCGGGACATCATCTCGGTGCGGACGACCGCCTCGGACACGGTCGATTACGTGCGCCAGCTCACCCGCGTGAACGCCGCCGCGCCGGTCGCCGAGGCGACCGCGACCGCGGGTGGCTCCGGCGCCAAGCCCGAGGGCGGGATGACCTTCGTGCGCGACACCGCGGTGGTCAAGACGATCGCCGAGTGGGCCGCCATCACCAAGCGCGCGCTCGCGGACGCCGGGCAGATGCGCGGCGTCATCGACCAGGAGCTGCGCGACGACCTGGCCGAGGAGGTCGAGGATCAGATCCTCACCGGCGACGGCGTCGGCGAGAACTTCACCGGCCTCGACGCCGTCTCGGGCACCCAGGATCAGGCCTGGTCGACCAACGCCCTGACCACGACCCGCAAGGCGCGCACGCTGGTCCGTACGGTCGGCCGCTCCACGCCGACCGCGTACGTCATGCACCCGACCGACTGGGAGACGATGGATCTCCTGCAGGACAACGAGGCCCGCTACTACTTCGGCGGCCCGGCCGTGCTCGGCCAGCCGCGGCTGTGGGGTCTGCCGGTGGTCGAGTCGGAGGGTCAGCCGGTCGGCAACGCCTGGGTCGGCGACTGGCGCAAGGCGGTCCTCTGGGATCGGCAGCAGGCCATGATCAGCGTGAGCGACTCGCATAGCGATTTCTTCGTCAGAAATCTCGTGGCTATTCTAGGCGAGTTGCGCGCAGCTTTCGCTGTGATTCGACCGACTGCCTTCGTGGAAGTCGATCTAACGGCCTAGATAGCAGTTAAGGAAGTCGGTAATCTAGTGGACTTCTCGCGTGGTACAATGAGCCCAGCGAAATGCCCCGGCGCTGCTGAAACAGCCCGGGGCGTGGTCGGCACCTTTAGGGAGGCCCCGACAAGTGAACAGTGTACCCGCGTCGAAGCGGTGCTCGTCATGCCGGCGCGAGTTGCCGGCGACCGACTTCCATCGACGGGCCAGATCGCTCGACGGCGTGCAGGCGAACTGCAAGGACTGCGCGAAGGCCGCGACGCGGCGGTGGTGGGCCGACCAGGATGCCGGGAGCTACGGCGCGTACCACCGCGCGTGGCGAGCGCGCCATCCCGGTGCCGCATCGGCGGCGAGGCGTCGGCACTACTGGCGGAACCCGGCGCAGGAGCGGGCGCGGGTGCTCGCCTGGCGCCGGGCGAATCTCGACTGGGTTCAGGCGTACCACCGGACCTGGCTGAAGGCGACCGGCAAGAACGCCGAGTACACCAGTCGCCGTCGGGCGCTCCGGGTCGGGGCGATCCGCACGCTCGTCACGGCGGCCGATCTGATCGCCAAGGTGACCTACTGGGGCAACCGCTGCTGGATCTGCGGCGGGCGACCCGGCGCGATCGACCACGTCAAGCCGCTCTCGAAGGGTGGCCCGCACGTCCTGGCGAACCTACGACCGATCTGCACGTCCTGCAATTCACGCAAGGGAGGAACCTGGCCCTGGCCACCTCCTCCCTAGAGGAGGCAGCCTAGTGGCCTACCTAGACGCAACCGCTGGCCAGGCCCGCGAGACTCTCGGTTCGTCGGAGCTGAACGCGCTGATCTTGGCGGTCCCGACCGTGGCTGTGGCCGATCTCGGCGCCTTGACCGCGACCGCTATCGCGGCGGTTGTCCCGGCTGCGGCGCCTGCCGGCGGCTCGGGCGCCACCGCTGGCGCCTACGACTCGGCGGTCAACCGCGACGCCGCGATCGTGACCATCAACGACCTGCGGACCGTCGTGACCGAGCTCAAGCTTGATTACTCGGCGATGCTGGTCGACGTGACCGCGCTCCGCGCGAAGGTCAACGACCTGCTCGCCAAGCTCCGGACGGCCGGTGTCGTCACCACCTAGCACCGACCATCCCGTTAAGGAGGACATCCCATGAGCAGCACACTCAACGGCCGCGGGCCGATCGAGTTCCAGGCCAAGGCGGCCGACTACACCGTCAAGACGTCCGAGTCGGGCTCGGGCTTCACCAACACGGGCGCCGCCGCGGTGGTCACCTTCGCGCTGCCGGCTGCCGTGGTCGGCGACCACTACTACTTCTACGTCAACGACACCGACGGGATCAGGATTGACCCCAACGGCACCGAGACGATCAGCCTGCCGTCCTCGGGCGTTCCTGGCGCGGCCGGCAAGTACTTGACCGCCGATGCGATCGGGGAGTCGGTGCATCTCGTGTGCGCCGTCGCCGGCTCATGGGCCGTCTTCGGCTACACGGGGACATGGACCGCCGAGGGATAGGCCCGTGGTGATCCGCCTGCCCGATCGAACAGCACCTCAGGAGGTACGGACGGTGGCCGATCTGAAGCATTACCAGGACGCGGCCGGGCACGTCTTCTCGATGACCGAGAGCGACGCCAAGTTGCTCGCCTACGCGCCGGCCGACATCGGGAAGGTCAAGGCCGCGAACAAGGCGGCCGACGACGCGAGGGAAGCGGCGCGACTCTCCGACCGCGATCGGGAGCTCAACGCACGCGAGGCCGCGCTGGTCGAGCGCGAGAAGGCGGTCGAGCAGGCGCAAACCGAGGCGAACAAGAGGAAGTAGCACCCGCGACCTGAGTCCGTCCGGCCTGAGCCGGGATGAGGGGAAATGGCAGTCACCGACGCTTACGCGAGCGCGGCGGCCTACCGCGCCGCGATCAAGCCCGACGCCGCCACCGACGGCGACGCGGGCATCCTGGCCGACCTGACCGCCATCTCCCGCTACCTGGACGGTAAGCTCGGCCGGTTTTTCACGAAGGACGCGGCCGATACCACGGTCGTCTACGAGGCCGAGGACGCCCGCTCGTTCCTCGATATCGGGGACTACGCGGCCGCGCCGACCAGCATCCTGGTCGACGACGACGGCGACGGGACGCCCGAGGCCGCGCTGGCCGCGAGCGCGTACGAGCTGCAGCCGCGCGACGCGCTGATCCTGCCCGAGCCGTGGCCCTACACCCGCATCGCCTTGACGCGCTGGGGGACGCGCGGCGTCTGGACGCCCGGCATCCGGGTCGCGGTCGTGGGGAAGCGCGGCTGGCCGGCCGTGCCCGTGGGCATCGGGTCGGCCACGATCCAGTTCACCGCGCTCTGGCGGCTCGAGACGCCGCGGGCGACGCGCCGGATCCCGGAGATGGGCGAGGCGATCGAGTCCTCGCCCGACGCCCAGCGCATCCTCAAGGCGCTGCTCGACCAGTACCTCCGCGTCTGGGGTGTGCTCTGATGCCCCGCCTCAAGACGCGCGTCACGCTCGAGGGAGTCGAGGAGGTGCAGGCCCGGCTCAAGGATCCGACGCTCGTCCAGCAGCCGATGCAGGAGTACCTGACCGAGGCATCCGACCTGGCCCGACGCGCCGCCACCGCGCGGATGGACGGCGGGCGCGGGATCGCGGTGCGCTCGGTCGGCGCGAAGATCACGCCGCTCAACGCCCGCGTGTACAGCGCGATGCCGGCCGCGCGCTCGCGCTCGATCGACCGCGGCCGCAAGCCCGGCGCGTCGCTCAACGAGCTCTTGCCCGGCCTGATCCGCTGGCGCGAGGCGGTGCACGCGCCGGAGCGCGCCATCACGATCGCGCGGCAGATCCAGCGCCGCGGCGTCGAGGGGCGCTTCTTCAAGAGGGCCGCCATCGAGGCGGTCACGAACGCGCAGCCACGCCTCTGGCAGGAGATGCTCGGCAAGCTCAAAGGCCGCTGGAAGCACTTCCGTGGGCTCTCCTGATGGCTGGCGCGACGCCGACGATCACGGCCTGCCTGGCGCGCATCGTCGCGATCCAGGAGGCGCTCACGATCACGACGCCGATCGCGGCCAGCGTGACGAAGGCGTACACGCACTTCCCCTCGGCCGAGCACGAGCTGCCGGGCCCGCGGGTCTGGCAGAACGAGTGGTCGATGCTGCCGATCGAGCCGGCCCGGATGATGTCGACGCGGGACCTCACCTACCAGGTCCGGATGCAGTTCCTGGCCGCCGAGGCGAACCGCGACGAGATGCGGTCGGCTGCGATCGCGACCGCGTTCTGGGAGGAGGCGCTGGCCGCCTTCTGCCAGGACGTCGGTCTGAACCGGACCTGCACGCTCGCCCTGCTTCGGGGCGGCGACCCCACCCTCGGACTGATCGCCCGCGCCGGGAAAGCCTACGTCGGCCTCGAGGCTTTCCTCGACATCCGGATCGAGACCGCGTTCCTGTTCAGCTGATGAAGGAGAGACGATGACGCTTCCCGACCAGGTCCTCGGCTTTGGCTCGTCGCTTCAGGTCGACCGGGGGGCCGGCTTCACGACGATCGCGCGCCTGACGGAGATCGGCGAGTTCCGGCCGACGCGGCCGGACGTCGACGTGACCACCCACCAGTCGACGGGTGGGCACATGGAGTTCCGCCCCGGCCTCATCGACCCGGGCGAGATCTCGTTCTCGGGCGTCTGGACGGCCGACGCGAGCCAGACGGCGCTGATGGACGACGTGCTGGCCGGGGTCGAGACCGACAACGTCTACAGCTACCGGGTCGTCCTGCCGCGGGGGCTCGGCACGTTCACCTGCGACGGCTACCTGAAGGAGGTCGGGCTCAATCCGCAGATGGACGGGCGGCTCGAGTTCTCCGGCGCGCTCAAGTGGACCGGCCCGGCCGAGTTCGTGGTCACCGAGTCGGCCGGCCAGACGACGCCGGTCCAGACCACCTCCAACTCGGGCGTCATCACGCCGGCGGCCTCGGGCGCGGTGACCGACTACGTGATCACCTACCTGACCGGCGTCACCTCGGTGACTCTGACGCCAACCGCGGCCGCGGGCGTCATCCGGGTGAACGGCAACATCGTCGCGTCGGGCGCGCCCTCGAGCGCCATCGCGCTCGGCGGGGCCGGGTCGCTCACGACGGTGACGATCACGGTCAAGGAGACGGACAAGGTGGCGAAGGAGTACACCGTCCGGCTGCTGCGGGCGTAGCCGATGGCCGTGACGAGGAAACGGGCCGGTGCCAGGATGCCCAAGATCGTTCGGCCCTCGACGGGCGCCGTGCCCGTCGACGCGCCGGCTCCCGCCGACGCGGTGCGCGCCGAGCCGACACC